AATCGAAGAGCAGGGGAGAGACGAGAGTCAGACTAATTTCCCCCAATGGTACAATCGTCTAAATCAGGCTAATCTTCTCAGAGCTGCCGAGACTGCTTTCGAACCTTATCAAGCATATCAGGGACCACGACAGGCTCTTTCTGATCCAGATCAGATTGCTGCTCGTCAGGGCATCATAGACACTTCGGGGATTGCTTCCCCCTTTTTTACCGAGGCATTTAACCAGTCAAAACTAGGATCAACCCAGCTCGCCGGAACTGACATTCGTCCATACATGTCCCCGTTCCAACAGGCTGTCACCGACATTGCCCTGAGAGAAACTCGTAGACAGGGAGACATCCAGCGTAACCAGCTTGACTCTCAGGCAACAAAAGCAGGTGCCTTTGGTGGTTCCCGTGCAGCTCTTCAACAGGCAGAAGCCGAGAGAAACATCCAGCAGAATCTGGCGGACATTCAGGCAACTGGATCACAACAGGCCTACAATAGTGCTCTTGCCCAACTAGGTTTTGACCGTGATGTGGCAGCACGTGCTGCTCCACAGATGGGTGTATTGGGACCAGGACTACAGACCGTTACGACATCTGGACTAAAAGAAGCCGAGCTTGCCTCTGAGCGAAACCGTGCTGAACGTCAGGGTGCCCTTGATATTGCATATCAGGACTTCCTGACACAGCGTCAGTACCCAATGGCGCAGGCATCCGGCTTACAGAGTCTTCTTACCGGTGCCTCGGTCCCCGGATCATCCCTAACAACGACATTTGGTCAGCCCCCATCCGTGGGTGGACAGGTGGCCGGTGCAGCACTTGCTGGTCTAGGTGCTCTAGGATCAGGTGGCGCATTCGAACCCGGCGGATTTGTAAACACCATTCTCGGATACAAGGGCGGCGGAGAGATCCAAAGGGAACGAGGATATGCGAATGGTTCACCGAATGGTGTTGGGACTGAGGAAGATCGTAATTATATAGAAGGTACTTCACGTCTGGAAGACATCGGTGACTTTTTAGGAGATGTACTGTATTACGGAAATCCGCTGGGATTTGGCTACGCAGCGAATCAAGAAGCCGCAGAATTAAGAGAAGATGTAATTGACTATCTCACAGAAAAGGAACGGTTCTATACAGATAGTGGTGAAAGTGGTGGACCAAGTTCCGATCCTGATGCAGGAATGACGCCCCTTCTGGCCGCAGCTATGGCCGGAGATCCTGAAGACTCAGTAGTTGACCCAGACCCAGTCACATCCGACCCAGACACTGACACATCCGATAGTGGTTCAGGAGGGTTTGACTATGACCTACTCCTAGAACTCGGTCTCGGTATGATGGCAGCAGGAGCAGTCCCCGGTTCCACCCTTGCAGGTTCTCTTGGTCAGGGTGGTCTATCTGCTCTTCAGGCTCGAAGAGAAGCCGATGCACTAAGAAGAAAAGAGGATCTGGAAAACAGAAAACTTGAGGCTATTATAAAGGCTAATGATCAGGACTTTAGGGCTGTTTTCGCATCTCTTGATCAAGATCAGAGGCAAGAAGTCATAGACTTCATGGCTAATCGTCAGTCTGATTTGTTGGAAGCATTATCTGATTCAACTTTCGTTGGTCCAGATAGAGACGTTGCTCAACAGGAGTATGATGATGTAACCTCTACTCTTGATAATCTATTCTATCCCGACGATGTTCCGATCATGAATGCTAATCTAAACGAATAATAAAAGGACATAACATATAAATGTCTGAACTTCTAATACCACAACTGGATAGAACCTATACCTTTGGTGACGATGTTACCTTGGAAGAAGCCGCAGCAGAAGTCCGTGGTAAAATCAACCCAGACATTCTCGGAACACGTGTCGGAAATAAACTGAATAGGCTGATAGATTTATCAGTTCAACAGGCTGACCCAACCCAGTTCGCCATCGACCGCTCCCTGTTTGGCGAAGCTGTCAACGGTATAAAACTAGGGTTCAATAACTTCTTAGGCTCCACGATCAGTGGCGTAGAGTCTGTCCCAGAAGCAATCTTGGGTACCGAACTCTTTGATAATTATTTCCAAGATATTGGTACCGACATCATGGACGAAGGTATGCGTGAGTACAGGCCCGGTCGTTCTTATGAATGGGCCGGGGGTATCGGCAATGCCTTGGGATCTATCGGCGGATTCATGGCAGGCATGGGTCTGGCCGCAGGTGCCGGCGCTGCTGCGGTAGCAACAGCCCCAATCTCAATATCGGCTGGTGCTGCGGCATCTGGTTTTTCCTTGGCCGCTGGTCTGGCCCTTGGTGCTGCCGCATCAGGTGACGAGGCAAACAGACGAGCCCAAGCAGGCGGCGCAACCGAAGAAGAAGCCAGAATATCCACCGTTGGCGGGGCACTTTTAGGTCTCACTGATGCACTACCGGTAACAAGATTTTTACCTTTTACCCCCCGTTTCCTTGCAGCAGCATCCGGGGGAAAACTCGGTGCCTTGACCAAACAGCGGGCCGAGGGTCTTATCCCTGATGACGCAGAGTACTACCGAAAACTTGCACAAATCAGGGACGAGTCAAGCATTCTTCAAAGGTATGCACAAAAGATCGCAACAGATGCCGGGCTCGAAGGCTCACAGGAAGCACTACAGGCCATTGGTCAAAACCTGATTGAACACTACGTCTACAACCCTAATCAGGATATTGTAGACATGGCTTCTATCGAAGAGGGCCTGTACGGTGGCTCCGCTGGTGCTATCATGTCTGTGCTCACAGCACCATTCAAGGTACGTGGTAACCCCGCAGGGGACGTCCTAAGCAGGGAAAAAGCATTAGATTCCTCTGCTCGTACTGAGCTTGGCAGGGGTTTAACAGCAACCAGTCCTGTACGAGGTCATATAGACACTCTCCCAAGTGGGACAGTACGTACTCTTGCAGCAGCGTCAGCGAACGTAGAACAAAGACTTGGCACCTCTGTTCAATTAGAGGAACCCGGCCCACTCGAAGCATCAGGTCCTGTATCGCTTCTCCCAGAGATTAGCCCCTTCGCAGAAAAATTAATTATTCCAGCATCCCTATCCCCTGAACAACAGGCAGAAGTCAAAGCGAAATTAGGTGCGTCGAATGTTGTGATGGAAGAGGACGTGACCCCTGCAAGTTTGGAAGCTGCTGCCAGTAAATCTGATCAAACTTTCAAAAGATTTAGGCAGAAGTTTAATCAAGCAGCACAGACCCCATTACCCGTCGGTGCAGTCGAAGCTGACATTGCGAAATTAGGTACGACCGCTCCCGCAGCAGTTAAAAAAACCATTGACCCACTACAAAAGAAATTAGAAGGGCTTCTCCCCGGTGTATCCATTTTAGAAGCATACACCAATCCTAAAGCATTTTCTCGAAAAGTGGATCGTCTGTACGGCAAAGGAACCTCAGACTTTCTTGGGGTCCCCACGTTAAAGGAAGCAGGTAAATTCGACACAAAAGTAACTGAAGAGGCTCAAGCTGAATTACAATCTATCGTCACGGGTCTTGACCAGCAAGAAACAGCGGCAAAAATCGGTAATGAACGTGCTGCAGCCTACTTGGATCGTATCGGTGCCAACCCCGATAAAAGGGCTGTTCGTGGCGAAGTCGAAAGAGGTGCAGAGTTTCAGGCAAAATCTGTGGCACAGGAAAAACTTGTTGAAGATGTCCGTAAGCTCGCCGGGGACAACGTCAACGTTATGTTTGCCGGGGCAAATAGAATCAGAGATATGTACAACAAATTCACCGGGAGTAAATTTACACCGGTCCTCGGATTTACCATGGGCACCGGTGACGCAATCGTCTTAGACAAGGACTATGTCAAAAATAATCCCGGTGCCTCAGTGGATATGCTTGTTGGCGAGGAAGCCTTCCACGTTGCCCAGACAATGTTCCTCACCGAGGGTGAACAAAAAACTCTAGGAGAAGTCTTCACCCCGGAACTTGCCGGACAGAACGGTATCGATCTCTCAGCGTACACCGATCCCGAAATGAAGAGACTTGAGGCACAGGCCAAGCTCATGGGCAAAGCCTATGCAGAAGGTCTCGACTCAATCGTGGGTCTACCAAAAAAGAAAAAGGGTTTCATCCGCAGAATCATGGACAAACTCTTGAAAGGTCTCAAGTCCTTGGCCGGGGTCGCCAAGAAAAATAACTCCGAGTACCAGAGCATCGATGAAATCTTTGATGCATTCACTTCCGGAGAGTTGGCCAGACCCTCATCAATTGCACGGGCAGAATCTCTGACTGACAACACGAATCTTAACAAGATCTACGCCTCCGGTGCCGCTACCGTAGGGGCAGAACCTCTGATCAAATCCTTGGAGAGTAAAATTGAGCCCGGTAAGAAAGCCCTGAAGTCTACTTATCAGTTTCTATATGACTGGATCTATTCCAAGGTTAACACATCGTGGGATTTCTTTAGCAAGTACGACGGTCTTCGGGCCGTTGCCGAAACCGTTCGTAAAATTGAAGATAAATATAGTAGTGTTCTGCAAGGTGTACGGGATCGAACCGGTGAAGGACACTTGAATAAACTCACCGAGCCAGAGAAAGCCATTCACAATATCTTCATGGACGTGGTTCAACATGTCTTGAATGAACGGTTTAAGCCTAACACAGTGGTGAACGAAAAATATCTCAGGGATCTTGGGATCACCAATGCAGCCACAATTCAAAAGATTCTAAAAGAACCATTAACGGTCACGGATGCAGATTTCTTTGGTCAGGACCTTGTCCACCCTGATCCATCAGTTAGCAGAAACATGACTTTCCGAATTGACCCCGACACAATCCTGAGTGAAGTGTTGAGTGAAACCAGAAACGCACTCGATTTTCTCTTCATAGAAAAAGTAGAAGCTGTTATTCAAACCATATTGAACGAAGTAAACGCTGCCATCAAAAGGAAAGCTGTGGACGGGGAATCTTATGTCCCCGTGACTTTCCAAGATGTCAAAGACGGCGGGGCGAGTCTAGACGCTAAAATTAATCAGTTAGAACAGAACAATGTTAACGAAACTTTGATCAAACCCTTGAGAGATAGCCGTCTTATTTACACAGAAACTATGAAGAAAAAGGGTCTCTTCTATTCTCCGTCACTTCGTTCTGGATCATTTGGTTTCAAGTTCACGTACACCGACCGGTCCGGAAGAACCGTCGAAGGTTTCCACATGATACCTGATCCAAACATAGCGAAACCATCTATGAAAAAAGCCCGGGCTGTTGCGGCAAAGTTTTTTAAAGACAACCCTCTATATACACCCGGGGGCCTTAACGATAAAAAAAGCAGTTCTCCGGAAGACGTTGTTTATGAACTGACTCGGGATAAGTTCTTGAAGGATCTAAGCCCTTCCGGAGTCGGTAGTATTATGGGTATCTTTGATTCTATCACCGAATCAACAGATATCGACGAGATAACCGACTTTAGAAAAAAGCTGGCGGCGGCCTTAACCAAGGGAGCGGTAACAAAAAGTCTCCCACTATCAAGAAACATTCCCGGTTACCTGACGAATCAGAATCTGTCCTCGTATTTAAATGAGTCGTGGAATAGCTTTGTTACAGGTCAGGCCAATATCATTTCCCGTCTGCCAAATAATGCCACCCTCCAGAACGATATAAGAAAGGCAAAGGGCGACAGATCTATTCCAGAAGAAGTGACTGACCAAATTGACAAAGTCTGGGGAAAAGAGGGCTATCTTACAGAAAACCAAAAAATAGCAGATCTTGCCAAGAGAAGTGCCTTTACATTCTGGCTCGGCGGAAACATATCATCTGCCGTTGTAAATCTGGTTGGCCTTGGTCATACAACGCTGCCTTACCTACTCGCATCTGCTGATAATCCAGCACAGGCTGTGCAGGCGTTGACCAAGGGAACAAAGATCGCCCTGAGTATGACAAAGCAGTTGCCGATAAAAGCCCCAAAGGTTGGAGCCCTGAAATGGAGAGATAAGTTTCTTCAGTTTTCCGACAAACCTTTTGACTTTATAAAAAAACCTGCGGGACTCACGGACGCAGAGTGGTCCGTGATACAAAACATCCAGCCTACCCTAGAGCCAATGCAGCTTTCAGATGTCACATCCGACCTCGCACAAAAGGGATTGATCAGGGGTGACAATCCTGCAACCCGTGCCGTTGAAACAGCAATTCGTGGATCAGGCGTTGCGTTTGCATGGATTGAGCAATTCAACAGGGTTGCCACGGCAATCGCCGCTATCGAATTGGCCAAGAAGTCCCCCCAGAAATCCAGATTACTCTACGAAGCCGAGGGTAAAAACAGATACGGGAACTACACACTGGAAAATTTTGTCAGGTTCTCTGTTGAAAAGACCCAGTTCAAGTTTGATAAGACCGAACGCCCTGCGTACAACCGTGGTCCTATCATGGGGGTCATTACCCAGTTCCTTCCTTATCAGACAAAGGTTTTTAAATATTATCTTGGTGCAATGAACGCAGCCATGACCGGAACCTCTGGCATTGATGCCGATGGTAAGCCGATCAAGATAGATCGTGAGACAAGAAAAGTCTATGCTGCCATGGCCATGTATTCAACAATGGCTTTTGTCGTAGGTGGCGGCATCCTTGGTCTACCCGCTGCTGCGATAATCGGGGATATGATGTCAATGGTTGCTGAAATCTTCAGTGATGAGGAAGAGACCCCCGAAGATTTTCTCATGGATCTGTTTAACGATGTTGGTCTCGATCAGGAATTATCAGCGTCTCTGACAAACAGAGGTTTGTTGTCATTACTCGGATTGGAGATTGGTAAACGTACAGGTCTTGAGGGTCCACGTTCTCTGTTGCAAATAACACTTGGTCAGAAAAAGGCAGATCCAGAAGATTTCTTTGGACCAGCCGGTGGTATTGTGGGTAGTGTTTCAAATGCTGTTCGACGTTACGGCAACGGTGATACTGGGCTGGCCTTGGCTGAGCTTATGCCCCCGGTTTTCAAGAACCTCTTCTTGGCCGCAGAGGGGGACAGACGTGTCAGCCTGTCTGGACGTGAGCTTGCGGTAGAATCTTTTGGTGGCGTGGATATGGCCGACAGAGTCCTACAAGCAATCGGCTTTGTCCCAACGTCTGTTATCGAAGCCCGAACCGCCGCTTACAAAGAAATCATGATCAACCGTGATTACCGGGACAGGGGCAGAACCTTTGCCAATGATCTGAAAAATACTTACGTTGAACTACTGGTCGCACAAGAGGAAGGTGATGACGACCGTGTTCAGCAGTACTCGGAGCAAGCACAGGTAATCATCATGGCGGCGATGGAACAGATGCGAGAAAATCCTGACAAGCCCTTTAGCTTTAACCCACGAAATCTGATGCGGTCAGCTTTTGATGATTACATTCGCAGAACCGGAAAGGCTCTGCCTATGACGAACATCCCGAAGGTTGTCCGTCCAGAGTTCACCGATTATCTGGACAGGTTCTCGTACAGGTATCAGCCAGAGCAGTGATCACAAAGGTCACTGACATACCCGCTCATAAAATTCATTGTGAATTAAAACCTGTCTCGCTGTCCCTTCGGTCAGGACATCATCATGTGAGATCAGGATTGGCTCCATGATAGAACAGATGTCAATCCCGGCTCCACTTGTCGAGCAGCCGCTTAGTGACATCAGAAGCAGACATCCGCTTAACGTCAGTACGTACTTCATTGTTCTCCTGTGATTTCTTAAGGGACTCCTCGGCATAGTCAGCACGGGCTGCTTTCTTACCCGCCAAGTATGGCATAAGAAAACCTGCTAATTTACCAACTACACCGAGGATAGACCCGATTATCGAAAGCATTACTTGCCGGTGTCTTTGGACTTTCCAAAATTAAGGGAAGCCCATTCGATAAGTTTATAAGCACGTCCCAAAAGGGTATCAGGGTCTGGGGTCTTTGTACCGGCAACCATCATTGATGCTGCGACAACAACCAGACCTCCGATTTGCATGAGGATATCTCGTGCATCCCATGCTCTTTCCATAATTTCCATAATAATAAATTACTCCTGTTCTACTGCATCAGCATAATCAATAAGATCATTCTGGATACGACCAAGCATAAAATAGATCTCTGGCACTGACAAACCGGGAGTCATCCAATGATGACATTCCTTCTTAGCAAACGTCACCAACAAAACTCCGTCAACGTAATCCTGAGCTTTTTCAAGATACTCCTCAAGTTTTTTTATATCTTTTCTGATGTTATTAATTTTATCTTCCTGCGTTTGTTCAGGTATAACTCCGGGGAAATTAACCACTGTCATAGTATCAGATCCCCTCAATTTGCAAGAAAGATTTGTACGAGTCGTAGTTTTTCTTTTCTTTCTCAATCTGCCAGAGAGCATGTCCCATACCGCCTTCACCATACACATGGTACTCGGAATCGTCGTCTCGTTGGAAGAACTGTTCCATGTCTTGTCCCATCGCCAGTAGCTCTCCGGTTGAAACAAAAGACTCTCCCCCGACACTGACCTGTAGATACTTCGGACGACCCTTGTCATCCTTTGTATCCATGTCAAGCGGCTCATTTAAATCCATGGAGGCATCATAGCCAAACAGATAAAACGTGCGGAACCCGAGAGTATGCATCAGGGCGATCTGTCGCATTGCTGCACAGGTTCCACCAGAGATCATGAGTCTGTCCGACATCCCCTCAAAAGTCGTCACAGCATTCGAGTACGCATCCCATCCGATAATCTTGGCATTCTCCTTTTTCAGATGGTGGGTCACAGATGGATCTGTCATCGAAGCCAAGAAATAATATGTATCTGGATTCGGATTACTTAGCAGATCCCTGCGCCTGAAACCGTGTGTCGAGATACCATCTAGTTCTCGTGGATCAAGGATGACACAGCCCCAAGGGATGATGCCATTTTCGATCAGGAAGTTATGGGCATGTTTAACACACACAACCTTATGTCCCCTCTCGTAAAGCTCCTGAATCAAGGGTAAGTCCTTCTTGATTGAGGGGCCACCTGAGACACAGATAACACTCTCTGTGTTCCAGTGGTATCTGGAGTTAACCCACTTATCAATCGTGAGATGATTCGACTTAATGTTATTGTGAATGTATTCATCAGGGACGCAGTCACGTGGCTGCACCTTGATCGGAACTGTGACGTTCTCGAAGTCCGGTGGAACAGGTAGACTACCGTCGATAGCATAGGCAAGACAGGTGATCCCGCCACCCTGTACCCCGTCTCTGGACGGGATCACACCTGAGTGAAGATCCTTGGAAAGTTCCCCATCAATAATCAGGTTACACCCAAACTTCGCAGTGTCTAGGATTTCTCCACCTTCGCCAGAGGGCATGTAGTAATCATCAAAAATGACAACAGGTACATCCTTCAGGTTATCGTAGTCCGATCTAATCGTTTCGATTGAGTGTCCCCCATCGATATAGGCAAAGTCTGGGGAATATCGAGACATGATATCGGGAAGAGTGTCTTTTGAATTACCCTTGATCAGTTCGAAGCTGACCTTCTTTCCTTCGAGGAGCGCATCCTTGGCGTAAGTATTAAGGAGTGCTTTTACATTATGTAGGTACGTCCGCTGCTTTACGTTCGCCTCTTCCTTATCCAGTTCTTCATCTCCGTCTTCAAACATATCCAGTCCGACGTAATGAACAGAATCCGAATTTTGAAGTGCAGCGCCGAGTAAACGTAAAGCTCTCTTACCATTCCACGTACCAACTTCAAGTAGCTTCGTGCTCTTGTAATGGGCGATGAACTTCTCGATCTCTTTATAACGTAAGGGTCCGGGTTGATAAGGCGCATTAAGAATTGCTTTGCGTCCCCCCTTAAAGTGAATGAAGTACTGGTCCAGAGCCGAGTATTCAAACGCATCCAGTGATGCTGCATGTGGTGAAAGATTGTGTGCAGTAATCCCGTGATTTTTGTGTAAGTTAAGAAGTCGTTCAAACGAAAAAGCATCCGTCCATTCCCTTAGTCCTAAAATTTCATTGGATGTGTACAGTCCCCTCCAGTCACGGAGAAACTCATGAGACTTATTATAATTAAGATTAAAACCCAAGAAGCCTGTTTCAGAATAATCAATAATCCCTTCACGTCCAAGATGAACCACATCTGACGTGTCTGGGAAAACAAGATTCAAAAAGTTCGTGTCGACTTTCTTTGTGGTGATCACATCCGCATCGATCCAACACAGCCAGCCCATGTCCTTCTTTGAAGACATGTACTTCACATGATCGCATAAGGCAAACACCTTGTGACTAAATTTAACAACGTCCATCCGATAGTTATAGGGGTCACCACCAGCAAACTGAGCGTTCTTTTTCTTGAAAGAACTCAGATCTGTGTTCTTATCCAGAGACACATAGTTAATATTCTTTGCTTTAATGACATCCTTTGGTAGCTTGCCACCATCATAATACACAGTCAGTCTGATATTCTTGGGCCAGAACTTTACCCAACTTTCGATAAAACGTCGGGCATATACTTCATAGTCACTGATCCTGAAAGATGTGATTACGGTAATAGGGGTGTGTAGATCTAGTCTGTTTGAGACGGGCATGTTGGTAGAGATTTCCTTTTTGTTAATAGAGTAATCTTTGTGGACCCAGATTATCAAACTCGTTTACCCATGCCTGAGAAAATGGACAAGTCCTGTATTGTGGGAACCATGGACCACCCTCGGTATAGTGGATGGCCTTTGGTGTGACGCCCTCATTTTCATCCCCAATAAAATTCCATTCGACCGGGATGTCTCCGATCAGGTCTGGGGAAGACAGCCAACCAAACTGATGTAGATGTGAGCCCATGGATGTGTTCACGGTCACGACATCTAGTTTATTATTTTCGGGGTGGCCTATGTTGAAGATCATCAGACTGCTCCAAAGTTTCATATTGTAAGCCGACTGAATCCTGCCGTCCATCTTCACTAAGGACTTCGGCTTGTAGTCATGCTTGACGACCGAGACCGCTTTGGTATCGTCGAAGTGATCCGAGATCATTTCTTGAATATCACCCAGAAACAGAAAATCACAATCGACAAAAACAACAGGTCCTTCAGATATTCCATTTCGTCTGGCAAGCTCGGGTACAAGGAACCGTGTAAAAGCAAACTCTGTAGAGAAAGGTCGTCCGTCGATTTCATCCCAGTAGTCTCCTTTCTCATCAACCCTCCATGTGCGCCAAAACTTCTTAGCATCTCGAAGTTCTTGGTGTCGTAGCGGGATGATGTCTTTCTCACTCAGACCCGGGGAGTTTCTAAGGATAGAAGCGTGGCATACACGGTACACCACGTCTTCTCGGTTGTCATAACCGACAAATATTTTTGTCATTGTAGTACTTTACCAGTTTAAAAAGGATGGAGGATTTCTAGATTTAGAGCTACGTCTCAGGCGGCCGCTTCGAAATTCTAAGACAGCGCCTTTTTCGTTACACAGAGTATTAAGATAAGACCTCCAAAGTTCTCTGGCATTCTCTGCCGCTACTTCGTAGCTGTTGTAGGCCCGGTCGCTTTCAGACATTGTGAGGTCATGTAGTTCTTCCTGACGCTTCCGAATCTCTTCGGAAAGTTCTTCAACTCTTTTTGTTTTATCCTCGTCGTTGGTAGTCATATATATATATATTCCTAATATAGTTGTGCTTGATTGGTTTGTATATGGTAAAAGGTTTCCCCTTTGTCAAGGTATCTATTACTAGCTTCCTTAACTTCTGAAGACCTCACCACGTCCGCAGGAATTCTCCAGAAGTTTTCACCGTCTGAAGAAATAACATAGAACGTCAGATGATCTTCGCTGTACTTATCAAGTAGTCTCTTCTTCCTTGATGGAATACGAATCTCTGACCAATGTTCTGGCCACTTACCCTTCCATGAGTACTTCATCTCGGCCTCGTGAAAGAAACATTCGCCGTCCTTGGTTGTCTCGATATCTGCGTAGTAATTTTCTTTACTATTGACAATCGAGTGACCCTCGCTTTTCAGGTAAATACTGATGATATCTTTTGCGGTTTTGTCTGCCATGTTATACAGGCTCCGTGAGAATTTCTTTTTTAGCATCAGAGGATCTCACAGACGCCACCGGCACAGGCAAGCTCTTGTGATGCGACAGTGTTATCCTCTTTCTCATACGTGGATAGTCCTGTCCAATCAATATCCTTGGGCATGGTCATAAGCATTTCCTTATACTGCTGCTCGTTGATATCGGTGTACGGTGCTTGTTGATAGACATGGTCATCATTATTTAGGAATGCAATGCCTGATAGATAATGAAAGTTCTTGTGAAGCCACGCTCCTACCTCAAGCCATTCATGCTCTTTAATTGAGACCGTGATTGAAGGCTTATGCTCACACCAAGTCGTGGCATAAATCTTCCAGAATCTGAGCTGTTGCAGCGCAGTCTTATCCGTTCGACAAATTGCATTTTCTGGCGCAACCACCGGGAAAGAGAAGATAACATTTTGTGAATTACTTAGATCTACCTCGTTTGGAAAGCCAGCATTGATCATAAATGTTGTAAGCGGGTCTTTAATGTCAGAGCGGACAGTGCGTATATAGTAAGGACTATGACGGGCATGAATACCACTAGCACTATTAACAAGCTGAGAGACAGTACCACTAGGTTTAACACAAGTGATCGCTGCACTAGGATTAATGCCCAGTAGATCAGCGTATTCACGATTGACTTCAACTGCGTAGTCACGTAGGTCATTCAGAAGTTCTTCCAGATTAGGGTTCTCTTCGGTCAAGAGCGGGCAATCTAAAATCCCAGTCAGGGAAACACCAAGAAGCCTTTCTTCCTCTGTATTTTTAGTCCAGATTTTTCTGAGGTATTTGAAATTAGTAAGCGTGGACTGCATAGTGCCAAGGATTGTTGCGGCCTTGATCTTATCCATCAAGGTTTCTTTCGTATCAGAGGGACGGCAGACAACCTCTGTCAAATTACAGAATTGATTTGGCCTGAGAATAATCTCGGAGCATGGGTTTGTCCCGAACTCGTGATCAGGATCACGGCGACCGATTTTCCTGACATGATCTTTTGCTGCTTGTCTATTGAAGATACCCCGCTCCCCATTCTTAGACATGTAGAGAGCCAGCCACTCTTCCATGAAGACACCAATATTATCTGGCTTCTCGGTATAGCATACCGAATTATTAGCCAAGGCCCTTTGTGGATTTGCCTTGTACCACTCACCTGCTTTTGCATTTCTCATACGCAGGTCAGATAGATTAGACAGGGAGATAAGGGCTGACCTACGAACACCGCCGACAACAACCACATCTCCGATCTTGCACATGATGTCATGACACTGAAGGCTGTTAAGTTTACGCCCCGCTGCGTCTTTGAACGTGTCAACAGTAAATCTGAACAGGTCTTCAAGAGGCTCTGGTCCCGAGGCTCGACCACCAAATACTTTGAGCAAGGCACCAGCAGGTCTGACCTTATCCATGTTCCACTGTGGGATAGACCCCTGATACAGGGACCCGATCAGTTCACGAAGACCTCTGGCCCATCCTTCTTTTGAATCTCCTACATTAATAACCGAGTCTGAATATTCCAAGGTCTCGGAGACAGCGGGTAGCTTATTAATGTAATCTCGTTCGACCGAGAACCCGACCCCTGTCCCGTTCATCAGGATATAGAGACACTCATCAAAAGCCCGTGGATGATCGACCGGGAGATACGAGCAGTTATATCCTGCCACATTCTCTCTCTTCAATGCAGGGCCAGCGGTCATCAGGCATCGCATCGATGGCATGACCTCCAGACTCAGAACTTTGTTTTCCATATACTCTCGGAGTTCTGAGTTAACGATGTCTGGTCCAGTATGTTCCTCAAAAAAGTCAAAGTATCTGGACACTGTCTCTGGAAAAGTCTCTCGACGTTCCTCGTTCTTATCCCATCGTGAATAACGAGATAGGTGAATATATTGTTGATAGGGTGTAGGCAGGTGGTTAGTCATGTTATTGGTCCTTAACTGTTACTAGGTTGATATTAGATCTGACGTGGTAATACTTGTTGTCATCAGAGCCAAGCGTAAAGGTCTCCACAAAAACTTCCGGGTCCTTACCTCTGTCTCTCCAGTATTTTCTAATAGCCTGTGCCAGCCTAAGACTGTTACTGTAACTACCAAGATAGTCTGGGATTTTTCTGTCGATTTCTAGCATGGCTGAACCCTTATCCTATCACATATCATGGCAAGCACAACGAGAATGCAAGTTTGTCCTTTAACCTTTTTACCTCGGCTTCTAGGCTTTCAATTTGCATAGTCTGGTCATTTAGTTTAGAGCGCATCTTGGTCCCACCGAGTAAGTTCTTTTCAAGGCGTCCATTGAGTTTATCCAAATTGAGCCTTGCCACATCCCCGAGACTAAGATCCATATCAGAGCATAGAGCAGAGACATACCACAGCACGTCACCAATCTCCCCGGCAAGATCATCTTTAATCTCATTCAGCTTAACATCACCCCGTGTGATCTTCTTGATCTTGTTGCATACTTCTCCGGCCTCTCCGGCCAAACCCATGGCAGGGTAAAATACCTTGGCATCATTTGGGTAAACGGTAGTCTTCTTGGCCGCTGCCTGATACGCATTAAAATTCAATTCAATCATTGTGTATGTCCAATCAATTTAGTTAGGTACCACTGAGCTTTCTGAAGATCTGTTACGCCGCCTTTGTTTTTATAACGGAACAAATACTTTAGGATGTTTCCCCGGAGATATCCACAGAATTCTTCTTGGGTCAGTTGGTCTTCAAGAATATCAATAACTTCGAGCTTACCAGTTTTGTAGTGCGGGGGGTTGTTAACCATATCAATTTTATCAGACATTTATTGGAACCAAGTTACGGAGTCATTAGTATCTGAGTTAGATACACTCTCCAAAAAGATAGCTTTGTCACTATCAATAGAAGGATCATAGGCAGTGCCCATTCTCAGACATACGACTTTCCTATAGTCGAGATCCTTATAAACTTCATTGTACTCTGCTGCGGTTTGTTCACAGAGTTCTTTACTATCCCCAAAATAGAGGGGGGTAGTACTGATACCCGGACCCGCTACAAAAGCAAATACTGTGATAGCTACATAGTATAATTCCATAATTTTAATCTCCTTATTTTGTTATTACGATATCATGAAAGCAAATGCTATAAGGGCTGCAAGTAATTCCATAGTTTTAATCTCCTTATGGTGTTGTTGTGTTTATCGCTGTGTCCAGTAGCGCATTGATTCGGAATCTTTCAAACGGTTGACCGTGGAACAGAACATTCGTGGACAACCTTATCACCTGACTTTCCGAGATACCTGCGTACTCACAGACACACTCTCGATCCTCTGCTGTAACGCAGGCAGACACCACTGTCAACCATCGTGTAGCAGCACGACGATATTCACAGATAGCTTCCGAATCAGAAGACCGAGGTTCCTTGGTGGCGTCGAGAATAGCTTGGGCAATAACAGCAAGCCACATTAACCGTTCTGCACTCCAATCATTATCTGAAGTGCGGAGCATCTCATACGTCACATAATCTAGATCGACATCCGAGGATGTAGATCCTTGGTATTCTGATTCGGTCACCAATATACTAAGTCTTCCAGTAGCGTGTGTAAATTTTATTATTAACTGGATTAACTCTCTGCTCAGTCATGATGTCAACGCCCTTACGGCGGAGCTTATAGATCGCATCTCGGAGAGACACGATCCCATAATCTAGGAGGGCTTCTCTGGTAGAGATATGACCAACATCATCAAGGTGCTGTTCAATATTCGTAATCTTATTTGTCATTCCTTGTCTCCATCTTTCTTATGTTTAGAAGTCTTCTATAATTTTTTCTAGCTTTTCATTTAGATCGTGGCATACTTCTTTAGGTATGAATTTAATACCACCGATCTGTCTGTTGTAGTACTCCCGTTCTTCCTGACTGTCTAGTTTATTTGTCAGGACATCGAGTTTATGTTGAGCGTTTGCCTCTGCGTATGTTAATCCTCCTCTTGTCTCATACTGATGGACGATCACAAACCTGAAGTTAGTAAGACCGTAGTCTTTAATAGCTTGGTGGAGATATTTTGACGAACCTTTATAAGTCTTCCAGTCCGTATAACCTACGGCCTTCTTCTTGGAATATCTTTTGAATTGCTTTCGTCCAACATATTTCTGTTTTGTTTTTTTATTGTAGACAATATAAAGAAAACCGAAGAACCACTTAGGGTCTAGGTCTTCTTCAGAAGGACCTTCCCACGGCGTCAGTGTAATACTTCGGCTTGTCGTTCCAGCCTTTTTCTTCGACGAGCCCCTCGCCGTTGTTCGAGTCCGCCCAGCACGTGTGCTTGAAGTCACAGTAGACACATCCTGATCTAAGATATTGTCGTCCATCCTTCTTGGCCGTGACCGGGGTGAAGCATCTTTCCGGGGGCTCTTCTTTACTGATGACTTCTTTGGCTTCGGCGATCCTTTCTTTGGCATCTGGCATTTCCATGTCAGTGACTGGCATGTAACAAATCTCTCCAGTCACTTTGTTAAAAGCAAGAAACCCACCCTCATCTGCATTATCAGCCTGAACGTAAGCCCCAAGCTGCTGCATATATCCGAACGGATCGTCTTGTAAATCTCCCTTCTTAAATTTCTGAAATCCAAAGTCAGACGCACTCTTTGCGTCAACGATGATACCGTCAATCTTACAGTCGATGTGTCCTTTGACACCGTCAATTTCATATTCTCTTTGCTGGTCCGTGACTGTATGTCCAGCGGTCTTGACTAAAAGAAGAAGCAGGGATTCGAGTAGATGACCATAAGTGAATTTAAGTAATGTGTCATAAGGCAAAGAACTCTCGGCACTTTTCATATGTGCCTTGTACCATAACTGTCTGTTCTTTTTGCCAAGAGAAGAGAAGCGGAGGGTACTTTTCTCTTTCTCTTTTTCCGAATCCCTGCGTTCTTCGAATAGGCCAGTGACAGCCTCACGAACTTCGTCAAGGAAATCATCCATGTCTTTTGCAGAAGGAGAAGACTCACCAGATTCAATGGTTTTTTGAATGTTCTTTACGATGTTGTGAAGTGTCACTGACCTAAACCTCAGAAGGGCAGGTCGTCATCGATGTCAGAGTTTGACCCCAATACGACTGCGCCCGGTGCTTCGAATCCATCCTCTTCATCGAACCCATCAGAGCCGCCCTCATATTCAACAAGATTAATAATCTGAATCTTATCGATAGAGAAGCCCCACTTGTTCCACTTCGACATGAAGAACCGTGACACAAGAACCTTTACATCTGATCCCCATCCAATGCTGCTAAGGATATCATCAGGAATGCGGCGCTTCTTAGCATCAACCACAATCGGCGCTGCATTCTCTTCGCCCTTTGCGTTCCGTACATTCTTATGAAGAGACACATACGGATTATCCATAATAGCTGTTGGATCTTTTACCGTCATGTTATTATTCAGGGCAAGTTCCTGCATGTCCTCTTCCATAGACAGGGCCAAGCCCCAGCGTGGAGTATAAGCTGTGTCAGGGAAGTCGGGATGTAGGTGACCGTAAAACAATTTACCCGAGAGAACGAAACGTGATGGTGAAGTATCTTGTGTAGTAGCAACTGTCTTCTTTGTCATAGTTTATATGTTCCTTTATGTGTGTGTGTGTATATCTAGCTAGGTATCCGGGTTCTCCCGGCCTACCCTCTAGGTGGGGATGGGCCGACGGGTCGTCAACCCTCGACCCGAGAAAATTTTCAGTGGGTCTCTGCCCAGCTTTCGCCAATTACAACAGAACAATTTAGGTCACAATTAAACCCAAGGATTGTTTTGGTCTTCTTGATAGAAGCATGGACGGCATTAGTTAATTCATCAGTATCCTTTCTGTTAACTTCGAATTGGATTTCATCATGGATGTTGGCAACAGGAACTGCACGAATTCTTTTTTGTTTGATTACCCTGTCAATCTGAACCAACCATGTTTTACAGATGATAGCCCCGGCACCTTGGAGTAAATAGTTTAGGCCAGTATGGGGGAACTGAACTGGTATACGTCGTCCATCCAATCCTGTTATAAACCCACGTTGAACCGCTCGTTCTACCTTTGACTTTAGGGTCTGAAGTTTTGGCAGGGATGTCATGAAAGTATCTATCATGGTCTTACCTTCTCGTGATCCTCCCCCCACAATCTGACCAATCTTTGCAGGGCCTGCCCCATAAATCAAAGCGTAAATAAATGTCTTGGCCTGATCTCTGGTATCAAGTCCTGCTTTGTTCTGATTGAATGTATGGATGTCACCATCTAAAACTTCTCGTGTAAATTCTGGATCATTCATGTAATGAGCAAGGCATCGAAGCTCAAGACCTTCTGCATCAGTGCCGAGCAACACGTTGTTCACCCGGTCTTTTGGAACCCATAGGCTCCGGCATCTATCGCCATACACGGCTCTCACAGAGGGCACCTGAGCCATGTTAGGATTGTTATGTGTCATCCGTCCTGTGACTGTGCCCAATGTCCTGACACTACCGTGAACCATGTTATCTTCATCAGCAGCAGCAATCCATGACTGAACATGAGCCTTTCTTTTTTGTAATGTCAGGTAGTCTACCATCTTCAAAGCCTCGGGACTGCCTATATCTTTCAGGATTGTCTCATCAATCTTTGGCTGTCCAGTTGGTGTGAACTCTTTCGGCTCCCACCCAAACTTATTAATTAAACGGTCACCAATTTGCTGACGGCTCCCCGGATTAAAGGGGATGATCTTTGTCTTTGTCTTCATCTGGATCGTGGTAGGTTCAAAGATATCCTGAAGTTCTTTTTCTGCAATGTTAAGGCTATCTTCAAGAAAAGCGTAGAAGATCATGGCCTCTGGCATATCAAGACAGAAGCCATGATCTTTTTGTTTGTCTATGATGTGTCTAACATGACGTTCCATTTGCAAAACATTCTCAGGTATATCTTTGTTGTTACGCAGGGTCATCCATACTTTTGCGTTTACCGAAACATCTTGTACACAATACTCAATCATCTTTTCAGTAAGGCCCCCGGCAAAGTCAGTGAACTCCTGTTTTGGAACGTTAAGTATCTTACCCCAGTTTTTCAGGGAGTTACCTCCTTCTCTTTTCGGGTCAGCAATCTGAGACATCAACAGAGTATCCTCGGCCTGATGCTCGATCTGTATGTCCATCCTTAATAGTCTGTTGATAATTGGGATATCAAAACTGATGATATTGTGACCCACAAAAATAGTATCATGTATCCCCAAGAATCTTTTCCTGAAATCGTTGAGGCTTGGGTAGCCGAAGCCCCCACCATAGGTGAAGACCTCGGGAATTCCAAAGCTGACTTCCTGTACCCCAGAAAACTCAGACACCTCTTGAATTACAACACAGTAAATCTTTGTTGCGTCGAGACCGTCTGTCTCAATATCAAGGATATATTTATTATCATAGGGTTTTTTCTGCATCTACCATTTCCCTGATCATTTGTTCAAAGCCAATCGTTGGCTCCCACCCTAATTCATATCGTGCCTTG